CAGCGCCGCATCCCGCTCCCGCTCCACCTCTGCCAGCTTGGCCTCAAGGGTCGCAACACGTTGCTCGGCGGCGAGTTGCGCCTCGTATGCTTCCTGCGCCTGTCCAGATGCGGCAAGCACGTCTAGGGCCATGTCTTTTAGCTTGGCCTCAGCGGCTTCGGCGCGGTCGTGTTCTTCTCGGCACCGCGTCACCCATGCCAAGCCTTCGTCGTAAAGGTTGGCGAAGTTGTCCCGCTCCTTCTCCACCTCACGGATGGCGGCGGCGGCTTCCTCCATAGCGGCATGGCCTTCGACCATGTTCGGTGTCTTGCTCAACAGCCGCGCGCACAGGGCGGTGTAATCGGGGGCGGTCATGCGGGTTGCTCCAGCATTGCGAGTGCTTCTTTTTTGGTCATGATGTGCTTGAAGCGCAGGTGCGCGACGACGCCCTCAAGGCGACCAGCATCCCCGCCGTGAATGGACTTGCCGCCGTATTCTTGCCCGCAGATCGGGCATGGCGTGGGCGCGAAATGGTAAAAATGCACTTTAGGCCACGGCCCGCGCGAATAGCTTTGAAGTGCTTGGTATTCGCCTTCGCTCACGACACGCCCCCCTCATAAATCACCACTTGCCCCGCCCCATCCTCCGGCACCACCACATATCCAGCGGGCGGGGTCACGGTCATTGTGTCGGGCCGCATCATGGCGCTGCGATCCGCGTCTATCGTCACGCTGACGGTCAGGTCGCCTAGCGTGAGGTCAAACGTGCCTTCGTCTTCCGGCTGGTGAACGTCGGCGTTGAGAAAAACGACAACCGCAACCGCGCCGGGGATCGTCGTTGGCTGGATTTGCACATGGCAGGCATCCCCCACCCGCGCCTCCAACTCACGGACGGCGGCGGCGGCTTCCGGCCCGTCAAGGTTGCGGAGTTCCAGTTGTCCGGTAACAGGATTTTCGCGGTAGTGGCCCAGCCGCGCGCACAGGGCGGTGTGATCGGTCACGCCCATTTTGCATGCCCCTTCCCGACAAGCTCGGCGTTGATGTTGATGCCGTCCAGCCAGATGACGGCAAGGTAGCGCGACCACTTATCCTTGCGGTCCCGGCCCTTGCGGTCCTTGTGGGTCTCGATCATCACCTGCCGCCCGACCAGTCGCTCGGCCAGCCACGTTTCGGCAGCCATCCCGGCGGCGCGGTCCTCGCCCACCACCTCCGGGGCGTTCACTCCCAGCAGGCGCAGGCGCATCGTCAGGGAAGCGCCGAAACCAAGGTCCACATTGGCATCGACGGTGTCACCATCCACAGCGTTGGTGATGATGGCGCGGTAGGTATAGGAGGGGCTCTTCATTCATCTTGATCCTTCTCATCGAGCGTCTGCGGGTCGATCACATGGTCGGCGAGCGACCGGAGAATGCGGCGGCGAAGGCCCGGATCGGTCATCGTGAGCATGAGCATGCTCCTGACCTGCATAAACTCCACAAAGGTGATCTCGGTTTCCTTCAGGTCTGATCCGGATGACAGGTCAGCCATTTCCAAAGGCCTCAGGGCGCTTCAGGGGGCGGATCGATCCACTGATGGAGCTAGACCGCTCGCACTCCATGTTGTGATCGTACGAGAGGGTGTCCGAAACGGTTCTGGTGGCCTCAGTACACTCGGCATAGCTGGGGTACGCAAGGAACGTGACCTGACCGTCGAACGGCCCGCCGATAAAAGTGATCCACAAGATAGTCCAGTATTCCATGATCTTCTCCGAAGGTTGATGTGGGTGGGTCGCGGGGGTCAGAGCCCCCACTTCCCTGCGCAGATCGGGCCGATACCCATTTCGATGGACGCGTGATTGGTGAGCTCCCGACCGCAGCAGGAGCAGGTTCCCGTGCGGCGGCCGTACGCGACAGCGGCAGTCTTGGGGTCGGCCGCGATGACCTGAAGGCGGGACAGGACGTCGCGCTTGGTCTCGCGGGTGGCAGCGAATGCAGTTCCGACGATCTTGCCCTGATAGGCATCATCCTCGATCTCAACGACGTAGAGCGCGCCAGCATTGCGGCCGCTCGCCGGGGCGAGCGTGATCTTCAGGCCTTCGGCGCGATAGACGGGCTTCTTGTACCCAGACGCGGCTGCGGTATCGAACATCTCGCGGATGCGATCCAGATCGACGGAGCCGCCCTTGGCGTTGACCTCTGCGGCGCGGGCAGCCTTGACGGCCTGCAGCTTTTCCCACCCACGGTTCCACGCCGCGATCTGGTTCTCGGTCAGGGAGCCGCGAGCGATCAGCTGGCCGTAGAGGGAGGCGGTGAAGTCCGTCTTGGACGCGACCAGATCGGCCCACATCTCCGGGTGTTCCTCGGAGAAGGCCTTGACTGCGCGGCGCTTGGCATCTGCAGCGTCGGCCTTCTTGGCCTGAACCTTAGCCCGCTGGCCGGCGCGAAAATCAGGGGACGTCGTGAAGTACCCACGGCCTTTGCAGGCGAGACAGCCGGAGTTGCCGTGGCGGTTGGTGCCACCGGACCAGCGGCCCGTGCCGCCGCACTGGCCGCACGAAAAGCGCTGTTCGACACGGGCCGCGCGCGGTCCCTCGATCTCGGTGGGCAGGTTGCTGACGAAGTCTTCAAACGACATGGATGATCTCCAAGAAACAGGATGTGGTCATTACTACATCAAGGATGTTGGGCCGTCAACCCCCTCCGACGTATTTGTATCGTACGACACTCTTTTTGTTGTACGGGTGGGTGGTCCTGATGATCTCCACCTCGCCACGGTCGACCATCTTGTTGATGCAGGCTTCAAGCTCTTCCTTTCGGTACTTCCGAAGGCGATTGGCGATGACGCCCATGGTCTCCCCCTCATCCCCTGAAATCTGCTGCTCGATCCTCTTCTTCATCGCCAGCGCCGGGGCATCGCTCTCCCTGTCGTTCGCGGTGACCAGCCGCATCTTTGTCTCCAGATCGCGCTTCACCAGCGCAAAGGCCCAGCGGACATGTTCGACCGTCCTGATGCCGCCGCCGGAGGCGAGGATGAGGCTGATCTTGGAAACCTGCTCGTACCCCCTCATCATCAGAGCTTCCAGACCGCTGCGCTCCTTGTGCTCCTGCGCCTGACGGTCGAAGAACTGGATGATGCTGTCCAGCAGGCTGTGCGCTGCGGCGTCCGATGGGATCGCGATCTTCTGCCCATAGTACTCGACGCGACCGCCTTGGGGCTGCATCAGGTCGAACGATCCGCCCAGCGCCAACTGCTGGAGGGACATCTTCAGGTCTTCCGGAAGCTCCGGCCGCTTGTGTCCCATCCGCATGGGGGGCGCGGTCTCGTGCTCGATGCAGAGGATCGAGCGGCCGATGAAGCCGTTTGCGGCCGCTTCATAGTCGACGAGCTCATCGAAGTTCTTCCCGGTGGTAAAGCCGATCATCGACAGGAACGGCCTGTCCAGCCCCTGATCGATGGTGTTCAGGAGGTGCTGAGCGGCATCCCTGCGCGCGATGAGATAGGGGCGCTCGCCGACCTCATCGATGTGCTTCTCGACCCGGCCAAGCTCCTTCTGAATTTCCCGCTTGATGTCTTCCCGCATGTCGCCTGAGATCGGGAGGCGGCCGTTCGCCTTGGAATAAGCGGACATCAGCAGGCCGATGATGCCCTCCATGTAGACCGCGCCGCCGCGCTTCTGGGCTGATTTGATCTTCTGAAGCAGGAAGCCGATCTCGTCGACGAGGTAGAACGCCGCCTGATTTCGCGTCAGGTTCCTCGTGATCTCCTGCTCGGACTTGATCGTACCGTGGGTGGCGGGCGCGAGGCCGCAGTGCAGCATGATCTCGATGACGCCCTGCACGATTGCTTCCTTGCCGGAGCCCGATCCGGCCACGCTGAAGACGAAGAGGTTGGTGGAGGCGTTGTCGCGGTCATCGGTGTACCGCAGGCCGACGATGTTTCCCATGGAGTAGATCGCGGCCATGGCCGACAGGTGCTCGCGAGGCCGGACGCCGCGCTGGTTGATCCATTCGGCGAGCTTTCCGGTCAGTCCCGGCGGCCGCAGCAGATCGACGCCCTTCGTGTCTAGCATATCGACCGTGATCTCTTCCACCTCTGGAAAGTCGAACTCAACGTCCGGCTGGAACGTCACGGGCTGCTTCCAGCCGCCCTGCTCGGCGTAGTGGGCCAGCGTGCCGAGGGTGACAGGGTTGGCGCTCTTGCCGAAACTGTGCCACTTTCGCGGCATCTCGTCGGCCTTGTACTTGGCCGACTGCTGCGACCAGCGGTCCCAGACGTCGAAAGCGGTACCTCCCGATGAATGGTGCAGCGCCATGCCGACCCGCACCCAGACCTCGTAATCGTCGACGTCCGCGACGTGCCGGACCATCTCATCCAGATCGGCGTGGCTGACGTCGACCGTCCGGTTGCCCAGATCGGCGCGGTGCCGCTCCGGCTTCTTGATCAGGTCCAAGAGCTCTGCCGGCGCATCCTCTATGTCGTCCGGGCTGCCATAGGCGACGGTGTACCGGTTCCCGCTGGCGTGGAGAGAGCCGGGGCCGACGACATAGGCCGCGCCGCTCTTGAAATCGATGCCCTGATAGTCCGGGTGCTTCGTCAGGAGAGCCATGCCCTTCGGCACCATGAAGAACATGTGCCTCGACCCGCCGCCCGATCCGGTGTTTACGATCAGACCAGCGCCTGCAACCGACGGCACCTTCTCCAGCAGGCGGTTGTATGCCTCCAGTCCGCCATTGCGGGCGTCGACGTCGACCACCAGCAGGTCTTGCTTGTCGTCCTTGCGGCAGAGGATGCCGTAGCCAGTCTGGAACTGGCCCATCTGCTCCATCGTCTCCAGCTGTTCCTCGGACCAGTGCGGGGTGTGCTGCCAGTTCGAGACGAGGGGGTGCTTCAGCACCGCCTTGCAGGTCGGATCGCCGCAGGCGCAGTGACCATCGGGCGTGACTGAGTGAAGACCGAAGACAAGAAGTCCGGCCTCCCAAAAGGAGCGGTGCTGCATAATTGGCCCTTAAAGGTCAGCTGAAGAGGTAGGTGCCGAGCTTCTCGATGGTCGTCAGGGTCGGCAGGTCGCCGCGCCCCTTCGCGATGTTTCGCACCGTGTTCTCGTGCAGACCGGTTGCCCGCGCGACCTGCGTGGGGCTGACCTGCTCCAGCGCCGCGCGGATGCGTTGCATCTGCTGGTCGAACACAGCCTTGATCACCACGGCAGGCATATCGACTTGGTCGGACATTCCTGTTGTCTCCTGTTTGACAATTTGCGTGTTGACATTCGCACAGTGGGGGGCGTAACGTCAATCCCGTTGAGCGAAGAGAAAGGAGCGAGAATGAGTGTTCTCGAAACGATCAGCAAACCCAAGAACCGGCCTGTAGTCGCCACAATTATCGGCGATGCAGGCCTTGGCAAGACCTCTCTTGCCGCCACCTTCCCGAAACCGATCTTTATCCGCGCTGAAGATGGCCTCTCGTCCATCCCCGAAGCGCAGCGCCCGGATGCGTTTCCGCGCCTGCACTCGGTCGATGACCTCTGGGACCAGCTGGCAGGGCTGATCAAGGAGGATCACGGGTACGACACGGTGGTGGTCGACAGCGTCACGGCGCTGGAGGTGATGTTCACCGACTTCGTGATCGACAGCGACCCCCGGAAGCCGAAGGGCATCCAACAAGCGCATGGCGGTTACGGTGCTGGGCGGGACATGGTTTCGTCGATGCATCGGCGCGTCCGGAAGGCCGCTGAGATGCTGGTGGAGCGCGGGGTCAACGTGGTGTTCGTGGCGCATGCCGACACCGTGAGGATCGAGCCCCCGGACGCTGACCCGTACACGAAGTTCTCGATGCGGCTGCACGAAAAGTCGATGCAGCCCTACGTCGACAACGTCGATCTGGTCGGCTTCCTTCGGCTGCAGACCTTCGTCACTGGCGACGGCGAGCGCAAGAAGGCGATCTCGGACGGCACCCGGCAGCTGGTCTGCCATGCCGTGGCATCCAATGTGTCGAAGAACCGCTTCGGCATCACGGAGCCGATCGATGTCGAGCTTGGGGTGAACCCCCTCTCGAACGTCATCCCGCAGCTGGCCCCGAAAACCACCCCCACGAAATCGAAAGGTGAATAACCATGTCTTTCTGGAACCTCTCTGACGGCGAAGACGCCAAGAGCAATGCCTCCGGCGAGTTTGACGCCGGCGGTGGCCGCATCGAGGTCATCCCCGACAACACGTCGGTGCTGGCCGCTATCGACGAGGCCAAGTGGGATCGCACGGCCGATCAGGACCGTTACATCTCGCTGCGCTGGACCGTTCTGGCTCCTGAGGAGTTCAAGAACCGGAAAATCTTCCAGAAGCTCTGGGTGCTGGATGATGAGCCTCGCGCGAAAGACCCCGCGAAAAAACGCGACAAGGCCAAGCGCATGCTCGCAGCCATCGACACGAACGCGGGCGGCAAGCTGCTCGCGCGGAACGAGCAGCCGACGGACGAGAGCCTGACGGCCTGCCTGACCAACAAGCCCATGGTCGTCAGGGTCATGGTCTGGGAGATGCCGGATCGCCAGACGGGCGGCGTGGCCCAAGGCAACTGGGTCGGCGCGGTGTCGCCGAAGTCCACCCCGGTCTCCACCTCGGAGGAAATCGAGAGGAACGCCGAGGCCATGGCCAAGCGGCAGCCGCAGGGTGGCGGGATGTCGGGCGGTTCTCGCCGCGACATGGACGACGAAATCCCCTTCTGACCAAGGGGATGACAATGGGCGGGGCGTTCGCGCCCTGCCTGACCGATCAACATGAACATGAAAGGGAACGAGACATGTTCGGATTTCTGAAGGAAAAACTGTCCGGCGGTGCATCGCGGCTGTCCGGCAAGACCGATCTGCTGGAGGCGACCTGCGCCGCCTGCGCGCTGATCTCGGCCGCCGATGGCGACATCGAAGATGAGGAGGTCATGGCGACCATCGAGCAGCTGACGTCGCACCCGACCTTGTCGGCGGCGTTCCAGCAGTCGCAGATCGAGCAGGCCGCGAACGCCATGTTCAAGCGCGCCAAGGGGGGGCTGACGGGCCGGGTCGGCCTGATGAAGGAGATCGAGCAGGCCAAGGGCAAGTCCACCTCGGACGACCTCGAACTGGTCCTCGCCATCGCCATCGACGTTTCGCGCTCGGACGGTGAGGTTGAACCGGCCGAGATGAAGCAACTGGAAAAGATCGCGGCCACCCTGCGCCTCGATCTGCGGTCCTACCTGAATGCCTAATGCCAAATGGATCGGGATCGGCTTTGTGGCCATCCCAACCCTTGCGCTGATCTGGCTGGCAGCCAAGGCGATCTTCCCGTTCGCGCTGGGCGCGACGGTAGGAGCGGCGGCGGCCTACTGGTACGTCAAGAAAAGCTAACCGGGGCGGCCTTCGGGCCGCTTCTCTATACCTTCAGAGCGAGAATGAACATGAGAGAGAGCCTGATCACCACAGGCATGGTTTGCCTGACTATCGTCGTCTGCGTGGCCCTGATGGCCAGCTGCGCACAGAATACGGGGATTTTCTGATGGAACAGCGCACCGAAGAGTGGTTTCAGGCCCGTAAGGGAAAGATCACGGCATCGTCCGTCGGAGCCATCCTTGGCCTTGACCCCAACAGGACGCGCGAGGATGTCCTGCGCGAGATGGTGCGGGAGCATCACGGCGTGCAAAGGGAGTTTCAGGGGAACATCGCGACCCAGTGGGGGGTGACGCACGAACCTGAAGCCCTGATGGACTTTGAGGCTCACACGGGTCGCAGCGTCGTCAAGACTGGCTTCATCGTCCATGAGAACATGGCATGGCTTGGCGCGAGCCCGGACGGCTTCGTCGACGAGGAGGATGCCACGCTTGAGATCAAATGCCCGTTTGGCATCAGGGACGACTTGCAGCCCAAGTTCAAGACGGCCGATGATCAGCCGCACTATATGGCCCAGATGCAGGTCCAGATGTTCGTGACGAACCGGTCCCAGTGCTTCTTCTGGCAGTGGACGCCCCACGGATTTGACCTGCAGATCGTCCAGTACGATCCGCTTGCGATCTCCGAGATCATTCCGCAGCTTTCCGCCTTCCGAGACGAGGTGATCAAGGCCTGCGAAGACCCGGATGACCACCTTCAGCCCCAGCGGGTCGTGATCGACACCCCGCGCGCCGCGCAGATGATCGCCGAGTACGACGACCTGATCGAGGCCATCGAGAAGGCCGAGGAGCGCAAGAAAGAGCTCTTGGCCAAGATGGTCGAGATGAGCAAAAACAGGAACGCCATATTCGCAGGCAGGAAACTGACCAAGATCGAGAAGAAGGGGTCGATCTCCTATTCTCAGGCCGTGAAGGTTCTCGCGCCCGGCGCGAACCTTGAGCCGTGGCGCGGGAAGCCGTCCAGCTACTGGAGCGTGACATGAAGCTGGAAGAGGAGAACGCCCGCCTTCGTCAGGCGAACCTCGATCTGCAGCGCAGACTGGAGCGCGCCCGGCGTGACGCGCTCCTGTACGCGGCCAGCTTCTGCGAGGACCACGAGATGGGACTGGATTGCGGTCAGTACGTCTGCACGACAGCGCAGAAGGGCAGGAAGCACACCCACCCCGGCGATGGGTACGCCGCTAAGCTGCGCGAGATCGCGAAATGAAGTACCCACTATGCCCGAAGTGCGGAAGGGTGTCGCGCACGGTTCTGACCTCCTACGGCCTCAGGCATAGCTGCTGCGGCCTCTGGTCGTGGGATTACGCCCCCCTCGTCAGCGCGGATACGCACGCCGCCAGACAGTCTGCCCACATGGCTTTTGACGACCTGTGGAAGAGGCACGGCATCCCCCGATCTGAAGCATATGCTCAGCTGGCCAAGGAGCTTGGACTGAAGCGGAGCCAGTGTCACATGAAGTTGATGGACGCGGCCACCGCGCGCCGCGTCCCAGCAGCAGCCCGCGCCATCCTTGATCGATATGACCCTCAGGTGATTGAATGACCCTACGCCCCTACCAACAGGAAAGCCATGACGCCGCGATCCAGTGGATCAAGAGGAACCGGACGCCGTGCCTAATCGAGGCGGCGACTGGTGCCGGGAAAAGCCACATCATCGCGGCACTGGGCGCGACCATCCACAGCATCTCCGGCGGGAAGCACGTCCTCGTCCTGCAGCCGTCGGCCGAACTGGTGGAGCAGAACGCCGAGAAGTACCGCGCAACCGGGGCGAAGTGCTCGATCTTCTCGGCCTCGGCCGGGGAGAAGAGCCTCCGGCACCCTGTGGTGTTTGGAACTCCTCTGACGGTCAAGAACCGCATCTCGCGCTTTGGATCGCAGTTCTCGGTGGTGATCATCGATGAGTGCCATGGCATCACGCCGACCGTCCTGTCGATCATCGATGCGATGAAGGAGGCCAATTCCAATCTGCGCGTGATCGGTCTTTCCGCCACGCCATACCGCATGGGGAACGGGTATATCTTCCGCCTGTGGCCGGACGGGAAGCCTGTCGCCGAGAAGGAAACCAAGGAGCCCTACTTCGGGGCGTGCGTCTACCGCATCCGGGCGCGCAGCCTGATCGACATGGGGTACCTGACCCGGCCCATCGTGGGGCAGATCGGAACTGCTTCGTACGAAACCGCAAACATGAAGCTCAACTCGCGCGGCCAGTTCGACGCCGCCGACATCGACCGGGCGTTCCATGGGCATGGCAGGAAGACCGCAGAGATCATCGCGGACATCGTCGGGCAGTCCCGCGACCGCCGTGGCGTCATGATCTTCGCCTCCACCGTGCGGCATGCTGAGGAGTGCATGGCGAGCCTCCCTCCGACCCTCTCGGCGCTGGTTACGGGCGAGACGCCGAAGGCCGACAGGAAGCGCATCCTTGCGGCGTTCAAGGCCCAGAAGATCAAGTACATCGTCAACGTCTCCGTGCTGACAACCGGGTTCGACGCGCCGCACGTCGACGTCATCGCCATGCTGAGGGCGACGGAAAGCGTCGGGCTCCTCCAGCAGATCATCGGGCGCGGCCTGCGCCTCTTCGACGGAAAGGTGGACTGCCTTCTGCTGGACTACGCCCAGAACATCGAACGCCACTGCCCGGACGGCGACATATTCGCGCCGGAGGTGCGCGTGACGGGCGGGGACGGAGAGGAAGGCAGCCTGAAGTGCGTCTGCCCATCGTGCAGCATCGAGAACGAGTTCACCCCGCGCCCGAACGATGATGGGTATGGGGTCGACGAAAACGGGTATTTCCTCGATCTGGACGGTAACCGGATCGAGACCGAGTGGGGAGCGATGCCAGCGCACTTCGGTCGCCGGTGCCTCGGCATGACCACTGTCGCGGGCGATCTGGTGCGGTGCGATTATCGCTGGACCTCGAAACCATGCCCGGAGTGCGAGGCTCCGAACGACATTGCCGCCCGGTACTGCACGGAATGCAAGGCGGAGATCGTCGACCCCAACGAGAAACTGCGGATCGACTTCAAGGCTCTGAAGAAAGACCCCACCCGCGTGCAGACGGACGAGGTGATCGACTGGAAGGTCGTACCCAGCGTCTCGCGCACCGGGAAGGAAACCGACCGTGTTGACGTGGTGACCCCATATCGGTCATTCTCCTTCTGGGTGCTGCGGGTGCCGACGTTCAACAAGGCGATGCGAGAGCGCGCCATGCTGGACGGTCTGAACGGTAAGCCGCCGATGACGATCACATATCAAAAGGATGCGGAGAGCGGGTTCTACCGCGCTATCGCATACAACAGGCCGAAAGATGAAGCTCCCGAAGGATTTGGTGGTTTGGGGAAACGTCGAGTTCCGGGGGGCCTGCCCGTCGGAGACGCTGGAGCAGGTCACGTTCTTCGCCCGGCTGCGCAAGGCGTTTCCAGATAGCTACGGGCTGCTGGCGATCCACCCTCGGAACGAGGGCCGGAGAACGCACCTGCAGGCCGCAAAGGAGAAGAGCGAGGGCATGAGCACCGGGGCGACGGACATCGTCATACCCGGCCGCCCAGCCTTCGTCTGCGAGCTCAAGCGGCGAGACCATACCCAATCGAAGATCGCGGATGAGCAGCTGAGGTACCTTCGCGCCGCAAAGGATGCGGGTGCCTACACCTGCATCGCCCTTGGCTGCGATGCCGCATGGGAGGCATTTCAAGACTGGCTGGGCAACCATGTGGCGAGATGACCTTAGGCCCAGCAAGAGGATCGACCGCGTCCTGAGGGGCGAGGTGCGGCTTGAGGATGAGGATGCCAGCATCCAGTCTGCGTGCTCCCTCTATATCTACGAAGGCGCTGTTGAACTCTTGTCCATCCCCACGCTAGATGGTCGGCGCAGGGCTCTGTCCCGCGTGCCGGAGAAGATCAGGCCGCACATCGAGACGGAGGCCCGGCGCATCCATCAGATGAGGAGGGGGCGATGAGCAGACTTTTCTACATCACCATGAACATGCAGTCCCGCAGCGGAAACCCGACCCACCAGATCGTGGGGTCTGTCGATGGGGTGGATACGCTGGAAGATTTCCTGCGCCTGATCGAGGGCAACGAGTTCATCATCGTCGACGAGCACTACCGGAAGCCGGAAGGCGGTGGGTACTTCAGCAACGGCAGGATCGTCATCAACTCTGCGCACATCGGCAAGGTTAAGCTCTCTTCTTGACCGAGCGGATGGTCTCGATCAAATATTCAGAAAAGATCGAGGTGAAGGATGACTTGGGACAAGATCGAGAAGAAGGCAAACCGCAAGCCGCCGAATGAGAGGCGATCCGTCCCTTGCGTTTCTCGGAGCCCAAGCAGACCTGACGCTGCGTACATGATGCTCCCGCGCGAGATGGCAGACGGTAAGCGGGTCTCGATCTACCACGACGGCGGGTGGAGGATCGCGCTTCAGTTCGGTACTGAGGGCGAGTACGTCGTTCGCCCAACCAGCACGACCAGTTATACCGTCAGGGTAACCATACCCCGATCCCTGCTGAGCCTGATCCCGTTTGGCCTGCACGAGATCGCGCCAGATCGCGACCCGGAGGGGCGGCTGGTGTTCGACTTCGGTGGCCTCGGCCGTCAGCTGATGGCGTGAGGACAGACCTCACTCATACATGACGTTGATGGTTCCGAGGTCAAATGCCGAAGTCCCCGCCTGAGTTGTAACTCGAATGCTGTCAAGCTGCCCGCCAAGGGCAATAGAGCCAGTAGCCATAAAAGTGCCGTTGGTGTTGTTAGTCAGCTGCCCTGCGGCGCACCACACGTTGCCGCCCAAAAGGATGAGAGACAGTTGGCCACTTAGCTCGGTCGCGGTGCCGACGCTACCGTTGGCGAAGAAAAACCCATCCGTGTAAATAGCCGATGCCGCGGTTGAAGCAGCGACGAGAGAACCCGCAGCGGAGTACCCAGTAGACACGAAGCCGCCGGAGGTACCCAACCTAACGCCGAATACGCCAACGGCGGCAAGCGACACTTGTCTAAACAACACCGTGATCCGCTTCGCCCACGACGGAATGCCCGTGAAATCGACCTCAGTGCCGGTCGTGGACGGCTTGGCTGCCATCAACACCAGCGGGCGGAGTTCCGTGCTCAGACCGTTGGCTTTCAGGTCGCCAGTGAACGTCCCGGTGGTGCCGCTGATCGGCCCCGCGCTCTCCACATCAGGGGTGGTGATGCCGTTGCTGCCGTCGAGTACGATGGGCATGATACCTCCTTACGCCACGATCTGCGCGGCGGCGCGAAACAGTTCGTCCAGTCCGACGGCATCCAGTCCGATAGCCGGGGCGAGCGCGTTGATGCCGGGGCTGTCCCGGCGGAAGACGGTGGCGTCCGTCCATGCAAGCTGCAGGACCACGTTGCCAGAGGCGGCGACCGCCGCGTCAGCCTGCTCCAGCTTGCCGGCAAGTGCAAGTGCCGCTTTTGCTTGGAAGCGGGACACCTCTTCAGGGACAGGTGCGGGCGGCGCTGCTGGGGGCGAAAACACGCCCTCGACATACGCCCAGCCCGGCCCAGCCTCTTCAGCGGGAACCCAATCGGCCATGAAGTCGGGGATGTTGCCCGGATCGACCTCAGCCACGTTGGCGACGATGCCGTCGATAATCTCTGCGAGCCTCATGGTCAGCCTCCGAAAATCCAGATGCGGCATTCCCCGCGTGCGCCAGCGGCCGCAACAGCCGTTCCGCCGACGCTGTTGCTGGCAGCGCCACCGCCACCACCGGGCGCGGCACCCGCGCCGGCTGTTCCGGTCTGATATACCGCATTCCCACCATTGCCCCCGAATACGCTTGGCATACCGGTATTTCCGGTCACGGTACTGCTTCCGGCCCCGCCGCCACCGCCGTAGTGTGCCGATCCAGTTTGTATGACGTTGGTCGTTCCACCACCACCGCCGAAACTGGTTGTCGGTTGTGTGGCAGCGGCCCCGCCGCCAGAACCCCCACCGATAATTCCCGCTAGACCACCGGCACCGTTGACTACCCCGTTGCCACCTCTTGCGACTTCGCCGCCGCCGCCGCCGCCGCCGCTGTTACCCGCAGCTGTAGAACCAGCGCCAGCACCGCCACCGAACGCGGTCAGAAGTGTCCCGAATGTGGTATCACCGCCCGCACCGGCAACCGCACCCGCTGCACCCGCCGCGCCGCCCGCGCCTATCGTAATCGCGACAGATGACGGTAGATCGCTCATGCGGAAGAACCCGCGAGCGTATGCCCCACCGCCGCCGCCGCCGGCACCCGATGTACCGCTGACAGGGACAGCACCACGACCGCCGCCGCCGCCGCCGCCCCACAGTTCGACCATGACGACGGTGTCGTCGTCATACCCGGACGGCTTGGTCCATGTCCCCGACGCCGTGAAGACGCTGTAGGCAGGCAGGCCAATGGCTCGGACGACGACGCCGTTCACGGTGACGTTGTTCCCACCCGCGCTGTCGACGATGTTGTTGACCTTCATCGTGCTCATGGATCAGCCCTCATACATCACGTTGATAGTGCCACCGTCGAAGGTGTCTGTGCCGTTGACGGTGGTGATGCGGATACGGTCGAGGATGTCAGAGAGGGTTTTTGAGCCGCCACCAGCAACAGCGGCGGCAACGCCACCAGCCTGTGACCCAGAATAAGTCCCAACCCAATCATTTTCCCCGTACCGAGTAAGTATGACCTGACTAAAAATTGAAGAGCCAGCACCCCACGAGCCAGCAAGTACGAATCCGCCTGAGATGGCGAAGACAGAGGACGCGATGTTGTTCCCGAAGTAACCACCTGACCCGGTATACCCAGTGGTCTCAATACCGCCCGCACCCCCAAGTTGTAGTATTGGTACGCTAGAGCCGTTTGTGGATACTCCACTCAGCATCACCGTCACCCGCTTCGCCCAAGACGGGATGCCAGTGAATTCAATAGCAGTTCCAGAAGTAGACGCCTGAGACGTCATCAACGTCAGCGCGCCGCCGTTGAGCGTGCTGCCGTTGATCGTCTTGTTCGTGAGCGTCTGCGCTGCATCCGTGCCGACCAGCGTGGTGTCGGCATCAGGAAGGGCGACGGACCTGTTGGAGTTGCTGTTCGGGCTCGACAGGATGAAGGTGCCGGTGCCTGCGGGGTCGCCTCTGAGGGTGAGCTTTGACATCAGACGATTGTCCACACTTCTCCGTCGCCCACCGTGACGGTGACGCCGGAATTGATGCTGATGGGGCCTGCGCTCATCGCATTGGTCCCGTTGGTGATCGTGTAACTGGCGGTCACGGTTTGACCGTTCTCCCAGAAAATCCTGTCTCCGTTCGCGCCGGCTGCGCCGAGGATCGAGAATGGAACCTCGCCGTAGACGCCGGGGGTCGCGGCATTCCGCCCGATAACGACGTAGCCGGTCGAGGCGTTCTGCAGCTTGGCATAGGTCACGGAGCCGTTCAGAAGGGCGGCAGAGGACGTCGCGACATTGGTGCCGTCGGACACGATGGTCGAGAAGTTCGGGACGAGGGCAACACTGGTGCCGCCACCGAGGGACGATACGGTGAGCGTGAAAGCCCCGGTGGTGGTGTTCTCGATCACCCACTGGCCACCGACGCCGGCCGGTATCTGGTAGGTCACGTTTGCCGTCAGGACGCCGCTGAACTTGATGATCAGGTTGCGGTACTGCTCGATGGTCAAAGGCACCGGTGTCGACGACACCCCGGTCACGCTGATCGAGGTCGACCCGCCGAGCGCGGTGTCAAGGTAGGACGCGTTTTCGTTGAGTTGTGGACCCCAGCCTGCCGATCCGATGGCGGGCTGATTTAGCCCCTTGTTGGTCGTCGCCATTAGATGCTCCTGTTCGCCACTTCCAGAGCGTGCGCCACGGCTTCGTCAGACTGGCTGAGCAACGGCTCCGTGGACCTTCCAAGCTCTTTCTTAGCATGCTCTGCGGCGCGCGCCAACTGTTCAGCCAGCGCGTCGTGGTTTACCCCCACGCGGCCCCCGGATTTGCGCTCGACGCGATCCACGCCGACGGACGGCAGCCCCGCAGCGAGACCGCGAACCGCAGCAGAGCCACCAGAGATGCCGCTGGTCGAGTTGACCATCTGGTTCTCAAGGTACCTCTGCACCGAAGGCCTCATTGCTTGGGACAGGATCGCGTCTTTCGCCGCCTGATAGACGGGCCGTGCAACGGCGGCACCGGTTGTTGCGGCGGTCATCAGCGGTCCAAGGCCGAGAAATTGCGCACCTTGAAGAGCGCCGAACCCAGCGCCCGCCGCCGTTGCCAGTGGGCCAGCCTTTCTGACCACGGTGTCGACGAGCCCGTGCTTTCCCTCTTTCGACAGAGGCCTCAGCATGGACATGCCAGACGATGCGAGGTCAGCGATGTCGCCCCTGCGGCCCGTCACGATCTCGTCCTTGCTTTGCTTCGCAAGGGCGTTCATCAGGTCTTTCGGGGTGACGATGTTGGCGATGCCGCTTTCTCTGGTGACCTTCAGGGCGTCCCGAACGGCGATGTAGTTCCGGTACTGGTTCAGGGACGCGCGCCACTGGTCGATCCTCTCCGGCTGCCCCATGGCGCGCATCGAGTTTTCGACAGCCTCGTCGATGGCTTCGCGGAGCCTGTGCGCCGTGCCGCTGACGCCGTTGTTCGGGTGGGACAGGTATTCCCCCAAGTTCGAGCGCCAAGAGGCAAGCTGAGCCCCGCTGATCGGAGCCCCGGTGCTTGCAGCATCGTTGATCTGGGACATGATGTTCCGGATGATCGGGATGCGCTCTGCGGCTGGGGTATTCAGACGGTAGAAATCAGCCGCATCGGCAACCTTCAGGGCCATAGGCATGTTCGGAACGACATCCACGCCGTCCAATGCAGACGTCATCCTGCTGATGATGCCGTTCTTAGCGGCAAGCATGGCTTCAGGGGTGGCGAGCGGAGCGCTCGACCCAAGGTGGCGCATGGTTGCGGTAGTGAAGGCCTGCGCCTGAGCGCTGTCAGGGGTCGCCCCAGCGATCATCTGCCCCATGGCGGTGTCGGCTTCAGCGTTCAGGACAGTCTTGTTCCCCGTGGCTTGGCCAGCCGTTACCGGTATGCCCTGCTCGCGAAGCCGACGGGCTGTGTCAAGCATTGCCTCGTCGGCACCGCCGGTGGGGGAAATGGCCCCCCTCACCATGTTCTCGATCTTGTTGCCTGCGACACCCCCAAGGATCGCGCCAGCGACACGGGCGGCAGGCTCTGCCCAAGGAGAGCTTGATTTCTCGGCCATCTGGCCGGCGATCTCGCTTGCCGTTCCCGGTGCCACTGCGCCTGTGAGGAGGCGCGTTCCTAGAGACCCCGGTGCCGCAAGCGCGCCGGGGACAAATTCTCCGACCGTACCAGCAACGCGGCCTGCTCTGGTCTGCCCCCTGTAGTCCGTGGCTCCTCCGGTCAGGGTAGAAGCTGCGCCCTGAATTACGTCTCCCGACAGCATGCTCTTGTTCGGAGCCTTCCAGTCTTCGGGAATGATGCCGATCTTCTTCCCGGCCGCCGTCAGCCCGGTATCTACCAGATCGCTGACGGTTCCGGGCAGGCCCGCCAGCTGGGCAGCGCCACGAGCAACCCCAGCCCCGAACGAGCCGAGCATGTCTGCCCCGGTCGACACCGGCGGCTCTGCGAGCTTTTCGCCCGGAGCAGAGATGGACCCGGCCGGAGCGATTGCGGTCGACTTCGGAGCGGGCGCGGAGATGGGGCCGGAGGGCTTGATCGCGTCATTCATCGCTGTACACCCACTTTCCGTTTCGCTTGATGATTGGCCTGCCGTCAGCATCGAACGAAGTCGATCCGTCTGGGGCGTTTTCTGCCGTCAGGGGCTCGCCTGCGAAGAGAGGCATGTTCGAATACGCGTCCTTGACGTACTCCTCGAACCTCTTTCCGCCCTGCGAAAATTCCTTCGTGTAGGCGGTGATGTCCGTGCCATGAACCGCAGGGTCATAGCCGTTGTAGAGGTCCATCTTGTACCGAGCCTCGGCTTCCGCGATGGCCAGAAGTTTCTTGATCGCCTCAGGCTGCATGTCCGGGCCGGGCGTGATGGTCTGCAGAAAATCGATTGACGACGCCGGAGCCCCGCCGGGCAGCTGGGCAAGCCTTGCGGCCATGATCTCGCCCGTACCCTTCAGGGCGATCTGGTATTGAGCCGGATCGGTCAGGTCGTACCCCTTCCAGCCGGTGAAGTTGTCCGGGTCGATTGCCGACATGTAAGCGCTGATTTGTGAGCCGAAGCCAGCCAGAGCTCCGGGCTCCATACTCTGATAGACGCCCTTCATGGTCCCGATAGCGGCAAGCTGTCGAGAAGCCCCGTCCATGATTTCCGGTGCCGCACTGCGGAATGCGGAGGACGCTTCCCGATCTGCCGCTGCCTTGGCCTGAGTGTCGCCCACGGAGACGTATCCGGGGATTTGGAACTGCTCCCCGGTGCGGGCATCTATGGTCATGCCGCCCATGGCTTCGATCTGCGATAGGCGAGCCTGCGCGCGCTCGACCGCGCGACCGATAGGGCTGTCGGGGGGAGCCCAGCTGTTGTCTTGGATGAAGCGGTTCAGGGAGGCAGGATCGTCCTGCATGCGCACCTCTCTGCCGCCTATATCAACCGTTCCGGTCTGGAACTCTTGGTAGCCGAGCTTGCGGATGCCGTCTTCTCCCGTCGTCGGGGTGTACGCGCCGGAGAGGATGTCCTGCGCGGTAGCGGTTCCGGGGATGGACACATTTGCGCCGATCATGCGGGCATACTCTGCGGGCGTCAGGTTTTGCCCATTCATCTCGTTCCAAGTCATCGTGTCCATGGCGATTGCGCGCATGTTTTCGAGGTTCTTGGCCGTGATCTCCCCGCGCTGCTGCTCGCGAGCCATGTAGGTGTTCGCAGCGCCGCCGATGCCCTGAAGAATGGCGGAGCCCAGATACAGGCTGGGCGAGGAAGCCATGGTGCCGAGGCCGGACAGGACCGACAAGACGAAGTCCGGATTGGACTTGTTCTTGCGAATGAAGTCCCCAAGGCCGCCAGTGAATGTCCCGTCTTCGGCCGGAAGGTTTCCGGAGGTGCTCATATACCCCCTTCCGCCAGTCAGGCCAGCCTCCCTGCGGCCGCCGCCGGTCATGCCGGTCGTAGACGAGACATAATTCTGGGTCTCGGCGGGCAGATAGTCCAGATAGCTGCCTCCAAGTGCGGCC